TGAACGAATGAAAGGTCTAGCAGGAGATGTCAAAGAGTATGGGCAAAATATAGTAAAAACTTTTAAAGACGAAAATACCCCTTTTCTTAACAAGTTAGGTAGTATTTTTATGGCGGATGCTCCTTGGATTCGTGGTTTAGTAGGAGGAATTACAACCGCTTTAGGAAGCTTAGCAATGTCTAGGCTTGGAGGAGGAGGAGGCGGTAACGTATGGATGAATGCCATAGTAGGAGGTCTGATAAGTGGAGCCAGTGCGGGGTTTTCCTCTTGGCTTGGCGGGCTAGGAAGTACGGCGGGAGGACTCAACTCAGCAGCTCTTAGTAGGGCCGCATCTGCGACCCCCGCTGCGTATAATAGCTGGGGTCTTAATACGTCATTACTACAAAGGTCTATAGGAATGGCCAACGGCGGGGTCTTAAAAGGTGGATTCCGAGAGTTCGCCAGCGGCGGGGTCGTAAACAAGCCAACTCTTGGTCTAGTAGGCGAAGGAATGTATAATGAAGCAGTAGTTCCTCTACCTGATGGCAAATCAATTCCAGTAATTATGAAGCAAGAAGCTCCAGAGTCTATCCCAACTATGATTCAGCAAAGCGGAGATAAAAACAATGTTTCAATTAACGTAACCGTAAATAGCAATGGACAGACAGAAGCTCAAAATCAAGGAACTGGCGACCGAGGCGTTGCAATGGCTCAAGCTATGTCAGCTGTAGTAATTCAAGAAATTAAACGACAAAAACGTCACGGCGGCTTATTGAGCCCTTACTCATAATATTATGGCAATTGGATTTAGTGATGGAGTTGCAACTCGAATACCTGATCGTGCTATGCAAAAACGTAGTAGTGCAAAAGTATTACTTGCACAATTTGGAGATGGATACGAACAAAGACTACCATTAGGAATTAATAATTTACAACAAGAATATGCTGTAACTTTTAAAACAAGACCTAAAGAAGAAATTGATGATATTGTTACATTTTTGCAAAATACAAAAGGAGCAAATAATTTTAACTTTACTGTTCCAGATACAAACGGAGTAAGTAACGAAACAACAGTTAAAGTAGTTTGTTCTGAATTTTCTATGATGTATGAGTACGATAATTTTTATACTTTAGAAGCAACCTTTAGACGAGTATATGAGCCATGACACAAGTAGTTCGTGATTTACAAAAACAAAATCCAGGATCATCTCTTGTAATTCTTTATGAATTAGAAATGCCCGACGGCACCACCTGGTACTTTCATGATGGTAAATCTGCAGCAATTGCAGATGTAACTTTTGATGGAAATACTTATGAAAGTATACCGGTACAGTTTGACGGAGTAGATACTTCTACAGACGGACCAGAAGGTCGTCCAACTTTAACAATCGGAAATGTACTTAGCGTATTTAAGGATGCTCTAGGCGCCACTTATACATACGAGGATCTTTTAGGAAAAAAGTTTACTCGACGACGAACTTTATCGGCATACTTAAATTCAAATCCAGCAGTTGAGCTTCCAAAAGATATTTTTTATGTAGATCGAATTGCAAGTAGTTCAATTATAAGTGTTTCTTTTGAACTTGCATCCCCCTACGACATCGAAGGAATCAAGCTACCTTCTCGTGTTATTTTAGCAGGAGGATGCAGTTGGCAGTATCAAGGCGCTTCTACAGATTTAGCTGAAAGTGCAAAGTATGGCGGATGTTCTTGGAATCGATTTAGTACTATTACAGTTCCAACTACAGGAATAACTTATACTCACTATGTAAACGTAAATGATGAGCCTGTAGTACCGCTTGCAGCAGTAATTGGAGCTTGGAGCGGCACTGGAGTTGTAAATGGTATATATTCTACTGCGCAAGCAGGTTTAGTGCGAATCAATAATGATAAAACTTTTACAACTGGAGTGAGCGGAACAAACTATTGGCAAATGGTTACTAGTACAACATCGACTCCTTCAGATGTAAATGTGGCGTGGAGACGAGTTCGTGTTTTTCAAACTTACAGTGCTTCCGGCACTTACACAGTATTTACAGATCCAAGCTACAGTAATTATGTTACAAGTACTTTAGCTGGAGAAACTTCTCCCCGTCTATTTAAGAAAATTTATGCTACTCAAGCAAGTACAGCGCAAGGCTCTGTACCAGGATATAACAAACATTGGGAAATTGGAGATGTCTGTGGAAAACGACTTAATTCTTGCACAAAACGATTTCAATATATTCGAACAACTTCCAATTCAATTTCAGTCCCAAGTACCGTCTATGATCAAACAGTTGTACTTCCCTTTGGAGGCTTTCCTGGATCACGAACATATTCTTAAAGTAATTCGTGATTGTTTTATGAACTGGAATGAAGAAATTTGTGGAGTCGTTGTAAATCGAAAGTGGTATAGAGCTAAAAATATTGCGCCAAACCCAACTGAAAATTTTATACTTGACGACAAGGTATGGATTGGTGTACAATTGTTAGGAAAACCAAGTGCAATTATACATACACATCCTAGTGACTCAGCAAAAGCAAGTGAGCTAGACTTAGTTCAACAAAAGCACTTTAATATACCTTTTATAATTATCTCTTTAGAGAACTGCGATCTGGAAATTTATTCATGATAAGAAAAGTGCATTTACTTGGAAATCTAGGAGAAAAGTTTGGGCCAGTGTGGAATGTGCACTGTACAACTGTATCTGAGTGCTTGCGATTAATAGAATGCCAAGCAGATGGATTTAAAAAATATTTAGTTGATATTGCAAATCAAGGTACAAATTTTGCAGTTCGAACAGGCGAAGAACTGATAGGTACTGGCGAAGAACTTTATATGAATGTAAATGCAGAAGATGTTTACATTACTGAAGTTCCTGCGGGTGCTGGTGGGTGGGGTAAAATTATTGTTGGTGCATTAATTATAGTTGCTGCAATTGCGATTGTATTTGCAACGGGGGGCACAGCTTTATCTGCAGCTGCTGCTGCAGGTCAAATGGTGGGGACAGGATTTGCAGCAACTATGAGCGCAGGTTGGGCTACTTTAGGCAGTATGGCATTAGCTCAAATGGCGGTTATGACTCTTGCTTCAATTGGCTTAAATCTAATTATGGCAGGCGTAAATGAACTTATGATGCCTAAGCCAGATAAAGGAAAAAGTGCAGGCGCATTTTTTTCCGGTCCTGTAAATACCATTAAACAAGGGCAACCTGTTCCTCTTCTTTATGGCGAACTGATCGTAGGTGGAGCACCAATTTCTGTTTCATTTACTAAGTCAAAGATTACTTCTACAGGTTATGTATATAATTCTGTTGTAAGCGTACCAGATCAAACTCAGCTATACTCAGGTGGAAGTCCAGAAATGCCAGTTACTCCAGGATCTCCCTCTGGAAATACAGATCCTACGCAATTCACAGATATTGATAAATATTTAAGACAAGCTGGTCAGCTTTCTTTAAATGGGTCCGTTGTAGCCGGCCCACTACTATAGGAATAAATAATGGCAGTCCCATATGTACCCGTAGATACAGATCCTACCACCAGTGCGGCGACAACTGGCAACGATACGATGCAATCAGCGCAATATGCTGTTGTGTATGATTTAATATCTGAAGGCGAAATTCAAGGCTTAGTAGACGGAGCTGCAAGTATTTATTTAAATGGTACTCCATTAACTGCTCAAAGCACAAAGTCTAATATAACTCCTATTGCTGTTACGAATGGAGTTTTTACTGCGGGGTCTACAACGGTTACTCATGCCGCAGGAGGTCTTGCAAATACAGTAGGACGATTTGCAATTTTAGAGCGAGGTGCAAATACAAATTCTACTTTTGCAGGAACTTCTGGAAGTTCTCGGCTTACTACAACTTCAGCGTATTTTACTAGTACGATGGCTGTCAATAATCAACAGTTTCCTATTATAAACCCAAAAATTCGAATTGATGGATTGGGGCCAAATGGAACAGAATATATTGGTACTATTACTCAATTTATTAGTAACACAGCAGTTGTAGTTGAGCCTCCTATATCTACAACAGGAAGCGGCAAGACAGGTGCTCGAGATCATGTATCTTACGTTACTACTGCGTCTGCGACTTCGATTACAATTGCAGCAGCTCCTACTTTATCTGGAAAAAGATTTCAATTAGTTCCACTTACTTCTTCTGCTACTAGTTATACTTCTGATGATAGTTGGAATTTTAAAAATGTAACAATGAACTTTCGAGCAGGTACTCGAGAGCAAACTCCAATTATTTATCCAAATATACCTACTGCAAGTTTTTTAACGTCTGTAGAGGCTCCTTTCTTATGGACAAATGGCTGGGGTGGAAACGCTGGTGTTTTAAATTATGAAGCCATTGCAGCTTTGGGATTAGCTTCTCCAGGAGAAGTAGACAAACTTAAAATTGGCATAGAGTTTCCAGGAGGACTTTATAAGCATAACGGTGAGCAACAACAAATTCGAGATAGTTTTTTGGGGCTTCAGTTAAAATTTCAATATACACAAGGTGGTCAAGTAAAAACCGCTCTTATACTCGGCCCTGCAACTTCAGCAGGAGTTCCGGCTGGAGTACAACGTCATGGAGACTGGTTAAACTATTTAGAAAGATTTACAGGTCTTGTGCAAGCAAGAATTCAAACTCCTTTTGTTCATGATATTGAATTTTCGGTTGAGCAGTTTAAACCTTTTACAGATTTTACTATTTTAATTTCTCGTACAAGCCCAGACGATAATACGGAAGTTCAAAGTAACGATGATAGCCATGTATTTGCTGCTAAAATTAAATATATTGAATCCCAAATAGTAGATAAGTTTAGATATCCTCACAGTGCGTATGCTGCTATAAGTTTTCCAGCAGAAGGGTTTAGTTCAATTCCTATTAGATCTTATAAAGCTAGAGGACTAAAAATTTCTGTTCCTTCTAACTATATACCACGAGAAGAAAATGTTGACGGAATTGCACGATATATAGGTCGTTGGGACGGTAGCTTTATAACAAAGTATACTAATAATCCTGCTTGGATATTTTATGATTTAGCTACAAATAAGCGTTATGGATTGGGTAAATATGTAGATTCTTCCCTTATTGATAAATTTGGTCTTTATCGAATTGCTCGATATTGTGATGAACTTGTTTCAAATGGTAAAGGAGGACTAGAACCTCGTTTTACTTGTAATGTTTATATTACACAAGCAGAAGAAGCTTATAAATTACTACGCGATCTTGCTACTACTTTCCGAGGCATGACATATTGGGCACAAGGAGCTTTAATGGTCAGCCAAGATCGTCCGAAAGAACCAATTTATACATTTACGCAAGGTAATGTAGTAGATGGAATATTTAACTATGAGTACTCTGGGCGTAACGCTCGTTTTAATGAAGTTAATATAACTTGGACAAATCCAGATCAATTTTATCAGCAAGATGTACTAACAGTTACAGATCAAACAGATATAATTAAGCGAGGACGAATTGTATCTATGGATACAGTTGCGTTCGGCTGTACTAGCGAAAGTCAGGCTTATAGAGTTGCTCTTTGGAATATGATGACTTCTCAGCTCGAGACTGAATTTGTATCTTTTACTTCTGGAATTAATGCAAGTACTTTGCTTCCTGGTGATGTAATCAATATTCAGGATCATCATTTAAATGCTATTCAAACTAGTGGTCGTATAAAATCTGCTGCAAATACTACAAATATAACTCTCGATAGAAATGTTACTTTAGTTTCTGGTAGCACATATGTGCTACATGTTGTATATGACGGTCCAGGTTGTTATTTGCAACAATCTTCTGCTAACGTAGGCGGAGTTATATACTATCGGGGAGATTTAATTCCAGGCGTAGCAAATAGCACTGCCGCAGCTCAGTTACTTGACACGGCAAATAGTCCAGTGGCAGTAAGTTTTAGTCCTGAAGTTCATGTACAAAGAAAAACTATTAATAATTCTTTACCTTATACAGGAAATGTAATTAGTGTTTCTTCTGCTTTTTCTTCCACTCCAAATACAGAAAGTGTTTGGGCAGTTGAAAATATTACCCTTGATAACGGAGTAGCCCCCAAAAAATATCGTGTACTAAGTATTCGCGAAGAACCAGATGCTCTTTATACAATTGTTGCATCAAATTATGCGGAAGAAAAATTTGAAGAACTAGAAGCTAAAGTTAAGATTGCCGCTCCACCTTATGTAGGGCCAAGACCGGGTGAAGATGTTCCCGCTGTAACTGTTATAATCCCTCAATATGTTCGCAGTACAGTGGATGATCTTGGACAAGAAGTTGATGCAGCTTATTTTGCTTTAATTTCTTGGAGTCCTCCAAATCAAACTTATACAGATTCTACTGGAAATGCTCGCACTCGTAGTTATCCTTATGTATCTACCTATGAAGTCCGTTATGACTTTTTTGATATTCCTTCTACTAGTTTAAAGGAGTATGTGACAGAAGTAGTTCCGGGAACTCGTAATAGTTTAGAAGTATATGGAGTGAATCCTGGAAACTATGAGATAAGTATTCGAGTTAAAAATACTATAGGGGAATACTCCCCATGGTATACTCAGCGAATTACATTTGAGCGTCAAGGTTCTCTGCCAGGGAATTTAATTAAAGGATTAAAACCAGGCGGAGCTATAGACTCTGGAGTAATCTTTAGTAGTAATACTTTTACTATCTTAGATTCTTACTACACATATACTAATCCGTCCGGAACAACTTATACTATTCAGCCAGCGACTTCGGCGCAGAGTGCGCAAAGTTTCGCAAATCTTCGCTCAAATTCAACTTTCTA